GCTACACTTCTTCCTTGCTGCTTGGCCTGTTGTCGGTATCTGGTTTGCTGCCTTGGGCGTTTCAACAATGGCGTTCAACCTCAACGGATTCAACTTCAACCAGTCCCTACTCTCTTCTGAGGGTCGTGTGATTAACACTTGGGCTGATATTCTCAACCGTGCAAACCTTGGATTCGAAGTGATGCATGAGCGTAATGCTCACAACTTCCCTCTTGACCTTGCTGCTGCAGATGTAACTCCTGTTGCACTTACTGCACCTGCAATCGGTTGATAAAAACTCCATAAGTTTTTGAGAGACCCGAAAGGGTCTCTTTTTTATTATAAAACTAAATATTTAAAAATTAAAAAAACTTATGGGCCTTCTCCAATCGCCTGAAGAATACTTGTTCAATCTACATGCAACAAGTCACTCAGAAGCAAAACGATTATGGAGGAAACAAATAAAAGAAAGTTGGAGTCATAAGTGTGCATACTGTGGATCTGAAGAAGATCTGACTTTGGATCATGTTATTCCACAGTCAAAAGGTGGTGCCGATATTACAAGAAATGTAGTATGTTGTTGCAAATCTTGTAACCAGTCAAAGGGCCACGATCACTGGAAGTTGTGGTATGTACAACAAGATTTTTATTGTGAAAATAAATTCAACATGATAGAAGAATGGATGACACCACCAAGACCAACTAATCTTTATTCATATAGACCAAGAAGAAATAATGCATCATGATTGATTCCGAGACACCATACAAACTTGCTGAAATCATCAGGGATACTTGGCCACAACTATTTCACTTGCAAAAACCAGATACTCCTGGTATACTAGATGACGAGTCGCATGAACAAAATGATGGAAGACCAAGTAATTGATGTTGAATCTATTGAAATTCCAGAAGAAGGAATTCCAGTGAATATGCAAGCGGAACCTCCAGTCAAAACCAAGGAGGAAAGAGCATTTGAAATGGAAAGATTCAATCAATTGAAGAAAATGGTAAAACAGAAACGTAAGTATTACAAGAGTAATCTGTTTCAAATTCGTAAAATTGATGACAATAAATAATATACATTTTGACAATATAGTAAATGAAGCACATTGTCTTTACTCTATATGGTTGTCAGTCTGCCCTATTAGATGACGAAGATTATATTCGTAAAATACTTTGGGAAGCAACACATCATATGGGTGCAACTTTCTTAAAGACTACTACCCATAAATTTGAACCACAGGGAGTTACTGCAGTAACTCTACTAGCAGAATCTCATATTTCTATTCACACATGGCCAGAAAAACAAACTGCTGTGTGTGATATTTTTACTTGTGGAAAACCAAATCCAAGAAAGGGTGCAATCTATCTTGGTAGAAAATTACATGCACAAGATTTTACAGCACAAAGTATAGACCGATCGTTTGAAATTAGAGATGAAATTTACAGTTTATTCTAAAAACAATTGCCCGTATTGCAGTAAAGTAAAACAGGTTCTGGAACTTATAGAAGCCGACTTTGTTGTTTATGATCTTGATGATCATTTTTCAAAAGAAGAATTTTATTCTGAATTTGGTACGGGATCTACCTTCCCCCAAGTAATAGTAAATGATGAACACATTGGAGGTTGTACAGATACTATTAAATACTTGAAGGAGAACAACCTAGTATGAAAAAAGTAAATGAGATTTGCTACTTTGTAGAAACTCTCGTTGATGAATACGCACTTAGTAGGAGGAAACCAAAAGCAAGTTTCCTCAAATATCTACAGTCTGAGAATGTTGATAGAAAAACTATCAATGAATTCCTATTAGAAGGAATTGAAAATATTCAGAATCAGATTGTTGAGATCGATGGTGCTTTGAATGGCGAAGACCTAATTCTAAAGGAAGCTTATTCTAGTTTTAGAAAACCAGAACTTAGAGAATTCAAACAGATGTTGACTGATATCATTCAAGATGCATCCAAGTACAAAGAATCTAAGAAAGTGGTCAGGAAGCCTCGTCCACAGACTCCAGAGAAGATCGTCAGGGGCTTGAATCTTTTGGAAACCTGTGTTACAATAGACGGGAAAGAATACGTCCCCTGCTCAAAGACTGAGATTGTAGGATCTAAGCACATCATTTTCTACAATGTCAAGACTGAAGAGGTAACAGTTTTTAACGGTAAAAATCTATCCTGTAAAGGATCTAGAATTATCAATTATGATTCTTCTAGTGGAACAAAAAAACTTAAAAAAGTTTCTGAGTCTCTAGATTCACTAGTTGATGCAAATCAATTTACCATTGAAAATATCTTTACATCCCTTCCAAACAAACTAAAGACACCACCAAAAATTATTTCCACCAATTTTATTTTACTCAAGGTTATTAGATGACACACATACCATCTAAGTATCTAAATAATAATGTAAAAGCAATGATAAGTGGAGGAAGTTCTGTAGGCGTTTCGCCGGAAACAAAACCATATGTCCTCCACCTGTTTCGTGTATTTTCTTTCCTTAAGAAACGATACAAAGTGGAGGTAGTAGTATCAAAGGAAGACTAGTACACTAGGAGAAAGCCCATGACTGAACTATCATCAGTAGTTTCCATTTTGTTCTTTAGTTTATTATTCTGTGTTGGAAGCTTTGTAATGGGTCTGGTACTTGGTTGGTTTGCCAACGAATACTTTGACAATTATTTTTCTGCAAAACTAACATATCATCCAGAAATGTTTGATGATGCTGGTCATATAATTGATGAACATTTGTTGTCTCTAAGGTTCATTGAGGAAGAGGACGAATACGAAGAGGATTAATTTTTATGATACTCGTTGATATGAATCAATGCATGATCAGCAATCTGATGATGCAAATCAAAGTGAGTGATGGGCTTGATGAGAATCTAGTTAGACACATGGTTCTTAATTCTATCAAACACTACAAGAAAACTTTCTCCGAAGAATATGGTCAATTAGTTCTTTGTTATGATTCCAAATTCTATTGGAGAAAAGAACAGTTCCCTTACTACAAACAAAACCGAAAGAAGGATCGTGAAAAATCTACTCATGATTGGGGTAAAATTTTTGAAGTCCTGAATAAAATTAGAGATGAACTGAGGGAACACTTTCCATATATTGTAATGGAGATTTATGGTGCAGAAGCTGATGACATTATTAGTGTGTTGTCAAAGCATACTGCAATCAGAAATACAAAATTCCAGAAGATTGGAGAACCAGTAGAGAAGGTTCTAATTTTATCTGGAGACAAGGACTTCATTCAACTAAGTAAGTATCCTTGTGTACGACAGTACAATCCTATTCTTAAAAAGTTTGTTAAGTTTCAGGATCCAAAACAATATTTGGTTGAACATATCATCAAAGGTGATAGGAGTGATGGGATTCCAAACTTCCTATCCGATGACGATACGTTTGTCTCTGGTAAACGACAGAAACCAATCAGCAAAAAGAATCTAGTTAAATGGATTAATTGTGAACCAGAAACTTTCTGCAACCAAGATCAACTCAAGAACTACCTACGCAATAAAAGTCTGATTGATCTCAGTTGTGTTCCTTCAAAGATTGAAGAACAAATCGTTGAAGAATTTGAACTGTTAAATAGTTCTGTAAAAAAGAAAGTAACACTGAATTACTTTCTTAACAACAAACTTACATCACTCCTGAATGAAATAGAGGATTTTTAAAATGGCTACAAATTTACCTGTTGAAAAGATGCTAATTTCTGAAGTACTTCAGAAAGTGTCCAACGCGAAAACTAAAAAAGAAAAGATTGCCCTCCTTCATCAATACAAGAGTCCAGCACTACAGTCGATCTTAATCTGGAACTTTGATGAAAGTGTTATCAGTATGGTTCCAGAGGGTGAAGTTCCTTTCACTAAAAACGATGTTCCAGAAGGAACTTCTCATACACTTCTCTTCTTGGAGTACAAAAAGCTCTACAACTTTGTGAAGGGTGGTAATGATGGACTGAGACAATCTCAGAGAGAAAACATGTTCATTCAATTACTGGAAGGTCTTCATGAAGATGAAGCAGAAGTAATTTGTATGGTCAAAGATAAAACCCTTGGTAAGAGATATAAGATCACCAAGGCTTGTGTGCAGGAAGCATATCCAGAGATTAAATGGGGAGGCCGTAGTTAATGCAAATACTCCATCATAAGTGTGATCCTAGTCTTGCAGAAGACAGATCTTTACCTTATACAGCTTATATTGTAGAATATGAGGATGATGGAGTGACTTGTTACGACCTTATAATTCCAAGAAACAAAGTTGAAATTTTTGATTACTACTGGGATAGGTATCGTGAAGGTTTAAAATCATTTAAACAATCTGAAGGTAGAGTAAATCCAAAACTCTGGGTGAACCCAGCAAAAGAGAAAAAGAAAAAGTGAGGTTATTTTATGAGTGTTAAACTGATTTCGATTACTCCTGATGCAGAACAGACCATGGCATATATCGCCAGGGTTTCCAATCCTGCTAATCAGGAGAATGAAAACTATGCTGGTCTTCTTCGTTATTGTATTAAACACAA